CCGAAATTATGCCAGCAAAGATTTCTTGCGTTCCAGTCGTTCCTTTGTCTATTGAGATTGACACGGATTGACTCAAGGCTACGTTCAACGGGTCGCTGGCATCAGTCCAAAGGCTGATGGATGCGTAGCCTGGTTGCGGTTGAGTGGTTACATCGTCACGGCCAGATCGGATCGAGATAGATGAGATCGTGTTATCCGCGTATGTTGTAGCCCCTGCAAAGGTCACTGTGGGATAGGGATCGTATGTGGTCACAATGTAGCCCCGACTAGATTTACTGCCCCTGTGCGCCTTGAGGAGTCTTGCAGTAGGCGTTCAATGCTTCGGCGAGCAGACTCACCGTCAATGACACCGTTCATGATTATGGTTACGCCTTGGCCGCCGCCATTGTCTGGGCGAATAGATCCCGAGCCACTTGGCACAAATAGTTCAGGGCCAAACTCGCCTACGCGGTAAGGCTGACCACCCATAACTGACCCGCCAGCTGCTCTGCCGGGCGCATTCTCTGCCGCGAATTTGCCCTCGGCATAAACAAATTGCCCAACAAGGCTGGCTCTAAATTTGTCCCCAAGTGCAACTACCTTGCCATAAGCGCGTGTAATTGCGTTAATGCCATTGGCAACGGATTCCAAAGCATTGGCGAAAGTCTGCAAAGTGCTAGTGGACTCATCGCCATCCTCGGTGATCGTTGTAAATAATTTGGCAAAAGCATCGGCAACCGCTTTGAGTGATCCACCTAGGCTATTTGCGCCATTGCCTGAAAAGTCCCCAGCTAGTTCTCTGGCGCGTAGGCTTAATCCCTCGGGATCATCGCCACTAAATCCCTTGGCTACTTGGTTCACGTTTTCTAGCAAAGTTTTCATGGTTGGCAGTAATGCGACACCAATAGATTCTTTAAGTTCGCCCACACGCTCGGTGACGATAGCCAACTGACCAGCGTAAGTTTCGGTATTGGCTTTGGCAGCGCCGCCAAATAGTCTGACCAATTCACCCTGGACTAAGTTAAAGTCCCCAGATTTCTTGATCGCATCATCTAATGGAATGCCTAACTTTGTGAGCGCCCCGATGTTGCCGTTGTAAGCCTTGCTAAGTGTTAGCGATACGGTTTCAAGATCTTTGCCAGTAGATGCGGCTATGTCTAGTGCCAGGTTTGTAAGTTGTTGAGCCTTGCCAACATCGCCAGTGGCTCGGGCTAGGTTTGCCAGTGCCGGGCGCAACTTAGTATCGGCTACGCCAAAGGCCAACTGCTGCTTTGTTATATATTCCTCGGTGCTGGCTATCTGAGCATCAGTCGCGTTAGTCGTATTCTTTAGGGCAATGGCAAGTTGTTTTTGTGAGGCTTCATCCTCTACTGCGGCTTTGACTCCATCTATGCCGATCTTTACTGCGTAGGCGGCGGCAGCAGCGCCAGCAACAACAAAAGCAGCTGCGGCTATTTTGCCGTATTTCTTAAGGCCACCAGCAAATCCCTTGGCATCCTTATCAGCCTTGTTTAGGCTTCGACCAAACTGATCTACATCTGCAAGTAAGTTGAGTTTGAGTGTTCTCACGTCAGCCATTGTTATCATCCCACTTTTCTATAACTCTACGCTGAACCGCATACTTCCATCGGCGCGTTAACTCTGGCTGGATTCTCTTGAGTGTAATAAAAATGCCGTAGCCCTCGTTACCTCGACCTTGAGCAGGTGAGCGATCAGGAAAACGCCGACCACCATTCTCGAACGGCGCTGGCCCACCAAACTCTGAGCCAAACAAAACTTGACCAGATACCGCGCCACCACTAAAGCGGCCTTTACTGCCACCAATAGTCACGTTAGGTATGCGATCTTTGTTGGCTCGGATTGTAGCTGCGACTTTTTGCGCTTGGGCTGGCAATGGGTTCAGGTTGTAACTAGATTGCATTTCTCCAGCTGACCATTGGCTAATGCTTGTGACATCATCCTTTAGGGCTTTCTTAGCGCCGTCATCCATCTCACGAAATGCTTTGTAGAGCGATTTAAGATCCCGAGAGTCAGGGGTCATTTTGACTGTTACTTTGTCAGCCATGACCATTCCTCTCTAGTATCAGCGTAAGCGCTGTGTTAATGTCTGCGAGCGACCAGTCCATCAGATCGTTCAAGGGTATGCCGGTTGATGTTGCGATCCTGACCAGCGCATCCCTTAACTCTCTTTTGGGTTTTCCTCGACCACCTCAAAGGTTTCAAACTCATTGGTAACCCAGGCTTGCTGGTTTGGCATTTTTGTGTGCCCTTGGGCCTTGGCGGCCTTGAAAAGCATACAAGTAATGACATCCAATGAACCGTTGCTCATCTTTTCAGCTGCCTGGCTGACTGTGTAACCGAGTTCACGTTCGATCTCAATCCACAGCCAAGCCGACTCATCGCTCACTATGTAGTTGTTGCCCTGTTTTGTTGTGATGTTGTACTGCATAATAATTGCCCTGTTCTGCTAGTTACGCTCTTGCGACTGTTCCATCCTCAACAACAAAGCTGAGGCTGGTAGTTAGTACGTCTGTGGCAGCGCCACCGACTGTTGGGAATACTGGAAATACGTTGCCAGTGAAGGTGTCACCGTTTACATCAAACGAGAATGCAAGCGATGTGTCTGGGGCACTGTTGGCCGCATCCCATAGTGCAGAAATGATACCGGCAGATGACGTGTCATCTAGGTAGAGTTCCACATTTAGTGTGGCGGTCTTATCAACGGTCTTGTAAGCGCGACCAGATAGCACTTCAAGTACCTGCTGGTTGTTTTCGCGCTCAAGGGTAACGGTTGATGCTTGGTCAGCGTATGACACAGAGTTGATGCTCAAAGTCAGATTCCGACCAGTTATGTATGTTGCTGGCATGACTTGCCTTTCTAGTTGGTTGTGACCATCTCTATGTTGAGTTGGCTGATAAGCATGTCGGCGTTTCCGATCTGCTGGACTGTGGGTTGTGACCATCCACCCAAAAACGAAATGTTATTGGCTAGTAGATCCGTGACACTAAAAATTAGGGTTTCCAAGTTGGCCAAGGCCGCTTGGTTGTCAGCTGCATTCACAATGCAGGTGATGTCGAATCGCACATTGCATCGCGCCCCACCGATTGCGCTCACTGTGATGTAAGGCGATCCGGGTACTAGCACGATGGCTGATGGCGTGATGTTTTCTTTTGGGTATGAGTAAACTACCCGCCCGGCAGCTGCAAGAGTTGCGGCAAGGTTGGATCGGTATGTTGCTAAATTAGCCAAGGAAGCCTCTTGTGTCTAAGTGCTTACCTAGTAAACCTGATACTCGGGTCAACATTGATCTACCCAATCGGTATGGTGCTGGGCTTTGGAAATCAACACCTTGCTGGCCTAATGTGCCAGTGCGAGTTATCCAAATGTCGCAGGCAATTGCTAAACATGCCTCATGTACTGCCGGGTGTCCAGTATCGTAGTGATTAGCTTGACCAGTTAATACAGCGCGACCATTTGGAATTATCTGGCGCTTAGTAATGTCGGCATTTGTAATGGCTGCCTCAAAAAATGTAACGCCGTATTCATCAACGCCTGTCTTTGTAACAGTGCGTGATCCATTAAATGGTGAGCCACAACTGCTAACAGTCAAGGCTTGTCCAACTACAAAGGTATTGTCATAACAATAAAAGCGAGCAACATTGTTTGTAAGTGATACTGCATTTATGGCTACGTCATCAAATATTAAATACGAAAGTAAAACACTTTCAGCTGAATCAACTACATCTTGTAGGACTGAATCAGCATAGATGTCACCAATACCAAGTACGGCTTTTAGCTCGCTAATAGTAATTAGTGCCATCTTAAATCCTTATCTTGTAAGTGTGTGGGGGACACAGGGCCGCATCCCCCACACTTCTAACTAACTCTGACTAGGTCAGGTTAAAGCGACGTACTCCACCGGCAACCAAAACGCCAACGGCTAGGTAGCCATAAAGCATTGTTTCGATTTCTCCAGATGTGACCACGTTTGTGGACATGCGTAGGATCGGTGATTCGTAGATTGCAACGGATGATGGGGTCACAATGAATGCTGACTCATCGATTGTTGTTGCAACTGCATTTGGATCAACGTATAGATCAAGTCCAAGCACGTTGCCGCGTAGGCTCTGTGGGCCAGCAACTCCGCCATTGTTCTGTGGGTTGTATGCGTTGTAGATTGGGCGACCAGTCGTGTCGGTTGCACCCATTAGCAATGACCACTGGGATGTGCCAGCGATGTATGCGCTTGGAAGTTCACCAGTTGCTAGGTAAGCGGCTGGGGCTTCGGTTGATACATAGGAAATGATGCCAGCGGATGTTGCTGCAACTGCGGTGGCTTGTGTTCCACCTGCGGTTAGAGCTGCGATCACTGCTGCATCGGTTGCCTGGTTGTAGGCGCGTGTCATGTTGTCGACCATTGCCTGGAAAAAGTCTGGGGATGAACGCTCTAGTAGTTCTACCGAGTAGCGCTGCATTCCTGCAAACTTGTTTACATCCAAGTTGACGTAACTGGAAACAATTCCAGTTTCTGATGGGCCAGCACCCTCATTTGTATCTGCCACAGTACCGGCAGTTGTAATTTTTGGATGTGAGATGACCATACCGGAGGCTGTAATAGCGCGTGAACCGATTGCATCGATTGCTGGGCGTGAGCCAATGGTGGTGTCGATAACGCTGTTCACATACTGCACTGGGGTAAACGCTGGGTTCGTGCTGAATGAGTCATCGGCTGCCATAACATACTGGGCTGAATCATGGTTGCCCATTTTGGCCTTGATGCTGTGTTCCAAGTACGATGCTTGGCTGTTGATTGGTGAACGTGGCTTTGCGTAAGCCACTGGTGCTGCGGCAGTAACAACCGCGGCTGCGGTCACTTCATCTGCCACTGGTGCGGTTGTTTCTTCCACTGTGTTCTCCTGTGGGTTTTCCTCGGCGGGGATTTCCGCTTCGGTGGTTTCTGGGGTTTCCTCGGTAGCTGCTACGTCAGAAATCTGAGCATCCTTAAATGCTGGGTTTGTTACATGAGCAACGGCCTCAAGGTTGGCGGATGAAATTACCATCACGCCTTTCTCGACTGTGTATTCGTTGACTTTGGCTTCAATGCTAAATGCCGGGCGCAGTCCCTCGGATGCTTCCACTAGCGCATCATTGCCAGCGCCAGTTGGCGCGATCTTAAATGCCATCGAAATACCTGCTGGGGTGACTTCCTCGCTACCAGCAATACCGCGACCCAATGGGCGAGTGCGGTCATGTTCCATGTTCAAAACAATTTGGCTCGGGTCAATGTCGCCAAACGCGCCAAACTCAAAACGTACAGGGCCAGCGCTAGTGTTGCCCACCTTGCTAAACGGTACGACTAGGCCCTTGATGGTTCGGGTTACTGTGTCGGCGGCCAATACCTGGCCTTGAAAATTAAGTAGCATTTGATTCATTTCCTCTCGGTGCTAAGTCCATTTCCTCACGGGCTTCCTCAACGTCAATCAGGCCATACTCAAGCATTTTGCCAAGTACCTCGATCTGCTCAAGTGGGTTGCCGCGCAAGTAATCGTCAAGATTGAACCTGACCTCTTGACCTCTTGGGGTGATGTCATTCATGGTCAATCTTTCCTCAATGCAGCTCATGAATGGGCGCAATGAGAAATCGACAAGGCTTCGGCGCTCTTGGCTCACGTTGGAGTAAGTCGCGCTGGCTGATTCGGCGTTAATGTACCAGGCAGGGATGTTACACATACGCGCAATTTCAGCTGCGGTGTTCAAGCGTGATTCGGTAAGTTGCATTTGTCCGGCATCGTAACCAAAAGTCGTGACATCTAATGGGCCAGATAGGTATGCGGTTGAGCGTGTGGCTCGGGCTTGCTTCCACTGCGCCAGTAGGCTCGACACCTGCTCTGGCGGTAGATCCACTCCACTATTCTTGATTACCATTGTCGGGTTTGGCTCGCTGGCCATTCTCTGAACTGCTTCCTCAAGTTTGAGCGCAGTTGAAATAGTGCGGCCACCTCGGTTGAGTATGCCCTCATCAATTCCGCTAAACATAATTAGGGAGTTGACGCCAGTTGTGGGCATTAAGCCGCCCTCGATGTAAAAGCCGTTAACGATCTCTTGAGTGTTCAAGTCAGTTGTGAAAGTT